CCGTCACCGCCGCTCTCAGTCCAGCGGGCCGCTCGGCATCCTCACAGTGCAGGCACCAGAGCGATTCCTTCAGCCCGTACTTCAGCAGGAACTTCTTGTACTTGCGCAAGAGTTCCGCGTCGGTCTGCGACAACAGCTTCTCCCGCGTGACGTGCGCGCCGTTATGGATTAGCTCGGTCGCCAAAAGAGCACCCGACAGTCACAGAAGAATCCGATGTCCGACTGCACGTACACTTCCATCGGCTTGCCGCAGGAGTTGCACGTCATCGAGCCTTGCAAGCCTTCCCGTTCGCCCCACGCCTGATACTGACGCAGCAGTTCCGCTTCGTCATTCGTCAGGAACGTCGCCGGTTTATCCAGCGGCGTGCCGTCCGGACCCACCAGCGCCGACTTGGCCTTGGCGTCGAGGTCCATCTAGCTCTTGGCGTAGACCCAGCGGCCATCCGCCGTCTCACTCACGTGCTCATGGCGTGCGCCGAGCACCTTGATGAACAGCTCCCGATGGCCCTTCGGACCCACGTAGCGGCCATGCTCGTCCACGGTGAAGACAATCCCGTGCTCGTCAGGCGCGGGTTCGTCGGGCACGGGCTCGACCACCGGCACCGCCTCGGGCATCGCAATGGTCTCGGGCGGGACCACCGCCGCATCCGCCGCAAGATTCTTCTCAAACGTGTCCTGCTCGACCTGCTCATCGGGTGTGAATGTGGGCTTTTTCGCCATGTCGTCCTCTAGATCCACCGCTGCGTTTCTTTCGATTTATCAGAGCCTTGAACGCCGACATGCCGCACGCATTCGCGCAAACCTCTGGCCTGTAGCTCCGCCCGAAGCTGGCTCTTCGTAGAAATGTAGACTTCTTTGTCGCCCAAGTTCTCAAACATTCGCGGCCCGCCGGGGATTTCGTCCGTGATAATCGAGGCCGAGAGCGAACGGGGCTCAAATGGACACACCCCTACGCCGTGCTCACCGTCTGCTATTGGCTTGAAACAGCGATCACATGTCATCGCCCCGCCACCTGTGCGACATCCGTCGCCTGTCCCGCCCCAGGCAGCTGCCCTGAGCCTTCCGTGTCATGCCGCTTGTTGATCGGTGTCACGGGCGGGGGTGCCCCCGGATTCGTCGCGGGGTCCATCGGGCCTGACGGTCCCGTTGGCGGGGCCATCCCCACACCCCCAGCCGCGAGCAAGGCCGCGACATTGGCATACTGCGGCATCATCGGGGCCAAGTCCTCCCCCTTGATCGACACGCTGACCTGCGGCTTTTCTGGCGGTTTCGGCTGCGGCTGAAGCACTAACCGCTCCGCATTCATGCCGAGCTTGCGCCATGTCTGCTTCCTGAGCTCCACCTGGTTGGTGAGCGGGTCATTCCCGAACATGGTAAAGATGTCCAGTGCCCGTTTCTTCTCCGCCACGGCATCAATCCGCTGCGAGGAATCCGGCGCGAGGGTAATGGAATATTCCCCGGCAATCGTGTTCGCGTCCCACGCCTGCAAGACCGTCGCGCCCTCGGGATCGGCCACGCGCGCAAAGTCCTGCTCGGTGGCAAACATCTGGATCAGGGCCAGGAGCTTCTGACAGCCAATGGCAAACTGCCGCAGGAACCGCGTCCGTTCCTTGTCCATGCGCGTGTCGGTCCCGCCCTGCATCAAGGAGAGTTCGGTCGCCGTGCGCTTCGTATCAGTGTCGAGTCCGAGCTGGTTCTGGCCGAGCGCCCACGTCTCCCCGATGTCCCGGTTGATGACGTTGTTAAATTCAAAGTTCTCCCGCGGCCACTGCGCGCGCGGCAGACCAAAGGCCGGCGGGTTCGTGGCGTCCATCCCGTTGACCGGGATCATCTCCTGCACTTCGCCCTTCAAAATCTTGTCTTGGGTCTCTTTTGGCAACCGCTGGAGGTCGATCAGGGTGATCGGAATCGCCCGATCGCGCTGATCGATCATCTGCGACCGGCCTTTACTCAGCTCGTCCACCTGATCTCTCGAGGCCGAGCAATCCGACTGCGGAATCGACTGATCCGAGACATACCTGAGCGAAAACACATGAATGGGATACCCGCGCATCCCCTCGACCATGCGGCCGTCTTCGATCGTCTGGTACGGCGAGTCCCGATGCACCAGCGGTGCGCCGTCCTTGCCCTCGAGCAACACCAGTTGCCGGATGATCTCCGGGTCGCCAATCTCCGGATCGACTTCAGACGCTCGATACCAGACTTCCACGAGGTTGACCGTTTCGTTGGTGTCGCTCTGCACCGCCGCGCGAGACACATCTGACGCCAGGAGATCCTTGCTCGTGTCCATCGAGCCGGACTGCAAATCCTGCTCGGTCAGCTCAAACGTGCGCATCGTCGCCGTCTTACTCGCGGAGTAGCGGAACCCCACCCACGAGGCCTGATCGAAGTCTGAGCCGATAAACTTCGGGGAAAACAGGAACATCTTCGGCGGGACGCGGTTCCAGAAATAGGACTCGCGGATGATGTTCGGCTGCATCATCACCTGCCCGGTCAAATCATCGAGTGCCGGCAGGCCCGTGGTGGGGTTGATCGCAGGCGTCTCGCGCATCGTCGGATTGACGAAGCACTCGTACCCGATCTTGCTCACCCCGATGCCGGCGGGACACAGCAGGTCCATCAGTACTTCATCGACCATCGCCATCGCGTTGGTCCGTTCAGGACTGAGGTAGTCATTCACCACCGCCCCTACGAGCGGCGCCACGGCTTCAAACATCGGCTTCTTGGCCGTCGCGGCCACATCCGGCAACTGGTAGAACAGCAGCGCCTTCTTGATCTCCGTGAGGCTGAAATCCTTCCGGATGATCGTGGTATTTCTGCCGTAGCGTTTGCGATCGCCTTGACCGAGGTAGGCTTTGAGGTTGTCATCCCAATGGCGCTCAGTGGCAATCGATTGCACGTGCGCTTGCGCGAGGGTAATCTGATTGCGCCAGCTCGACATCGAGCCGGGGCCATCAGTCGGCATGGGTAACAGGCCAGTCTCGGGGGTCATGCCACCGCCTCATTGAGCGCTTCGTAGAGGAGATAGCCCGCGGTGCCAGGTTCGGGCCGCTTCGCCGCTTCGGGACTTCTCGGCATCGGGCGACTCATCGCGAAGTAGCGAATGCAATCCAGCCCGTGATCGTCGTTTTCTTCCACGTCCTCTGGCTCAAGTTCTTTACTGACGGCACCTGCCATCGAGCGCCGCAAGTACTTACACTCAGGCGCGAAGGTCATAAACGGGATCCCGTCCTCCGCATCACGCAGCAACGACGTGACCCGCATCCAGCCGTTTTTCCGTTCGTTGACGCTCGGAATGAGCGGCATCCCGCACTTGCCAAAGGTTTCGAGGATACTTTCCCCGGTCTGTGCGCCGCGCTGCCGGACTTGCGGATCCGCATAGGTGCGCACCGCGCTGACAGGCGTTGGGAGCCCGAGCGTGCGATCCATCGCCTTGACTTCGCGCTTCACTTCGTCCGGCGTGTGTTCTTTGAGCTTCAATTCCGCCATGCAGTGATAGTGCCCATCCGCCAGCGCGACCCACCACGCGACGACACATGGATCGTGATAGCCCCAATCCATCGATCGGAACCATGTCGCCGTAGCGGGATCCTTGATCGTGACCTCGCGCATGTGCTTCTGTGGGTGCCATCCAGAAAAGAACATCCCCGCGAAGACATCCCAATCGCCGTACCGCAGCTGCTGATAGCGCCACGGCTGCAACACCGCCAACGACTTCACATACGCCGGATCGAGGTACGGATTATCATCGAGCGTGGCGGGAATAAATTCCCACTGCGCCGGATCATAAAACGGCCTCCCGTCGTTGTCCGTTCCTGCGAGCACCGGATACCGATCCGGATCGACTTCATGGAGGATGAATAAATCCTTCAGCATCTGCGCCGCTCGACCGCCGGGATTACTCACCACGTCAAACCACGGCCCGCCCGCGTCTAACACCTTCGGCTTGCTCGAGCGCGCACGCGTACTCAACTCCAAGAGCCGCATCGGGTCAAACCGTGACCCCTCATCAGCCATGATCTCGTCGTACTCGGTCGAGAGGTACTTTTGCAGCGCCCGCTCGTCATCCATGTGGCCGCACTCGATGAGCGAGCCATTTTTAAACTTCATCAAGCGCTTGGACTCGATAAACTCCGCCTGATCCCCAAACCACTGCACCTCTTCGGCCATTCTCCGCAGATGCGTGCGCTCCAGCTCCGGAAATGTCTCGCGGAGAATCAAGCCTTCATACCCAGGGATATCGATCGCCTTGCGGTACATCCCGCGGCGGCCTTCCGTGCTCTTCCCCGGGCCGGCGCTCCCGCCAAACAGTCGATGCTTCGCCCGACACGAGGAATAGGTGACTTGCTTGGGGGTCGGAATGTGCAACCGCTCATAGCGGGTCTTCGGGATATTCTCCCCGTCGATCTTCGTCCACTCCGTCACCTGCCGCGAAATTCCATACCGCAGCTGCTTACGAAAGCACTCCACCGTCAGACAAAACCAGAAGCCGGGATCAGAGACCACTTGGACCAGTGGCCCCTGACACCAACAACACGTCGCGGAGGACTGCTTGAGAATCTGACTCACGCCGGATCCTCACGCGGGGTCGCTACCTGGAAGATCGTCGGCGGTTTCGGGGTCAGCGCCGCCAGCCGCGCGTCTTTCTCCGCCAGCTGCTTCTGTTGATCCACCACGGTGAGATACAACCGCCCCACCACCGCCTCGATCTCCGTGATCTCCATCTACGAGGCCGCCGTCAGGAACGTAATCTCCCGCCACACCGTCCCCGAGGTCGCCAAGAGCAACAAACTGCCCCCCGGCGCAATCGCCCGGGTCGCCGCCCCCAGGATCAACGTCGCCGAGTTGTCCGCCGTGATCGTGTCCGTCGCCGTCGTCGTCAGGAGCAACAGATCCCCCGCCGCCTGCCCCGTATACGTGATCGAGTCGAGCGTGTCAGTCGTGCCCGCCCCCTCCGCGTCCAGAATCACGTAGGGCTTGGTGACCGTGGCCACTCCGGTCGCAATCGTGACCGCCTCCCCCGCGCCCCATCCCACATGCGAGGCGCCAGACGCACGCC